CTTTTTGATAATGAAGAAATATATAATAAATTATATGAATTAATTAATAAATTTACACAAGATAAACCATGTAAAATCATTTCTAAATTTGATATTATTTCAACTGGTGAAATTGAAAATACATTATCTATTTTCAGGAAGGTTTTAGAAAATATTAAATTTCCATTCTCTTTGAAATATGAATCAGCACCAACTTATGTATTAGAATCTAATTCATTAGAATCTTCTATCGAGGATCATAATAAATTAATTTTTACTATTAAAGATGAAGGTCAAAAGTGTGATCCTAAAACTTTTGTAAAATATAACTATGAAGTTAAAATTAGTAAGGATAATGAAAACAGTATTGAAATTTCTAATTTTAGACTACCTTATTTAATAAGTCTTGAAGAAATATGTAATTATTTGAAAGATTCAAAAATTGATAATATATTAGATGGTTTATTAATTAAAAATCACGGTAGTCCAGATACTTTTTTAATTAATATCAATAATAAAAAAAATGTAAATATCGAAAATATTAAAAATGATATTAAAAAAGCATTAGATAAAATGATTAATAATACTAAAATTAATTAAGTATCAATTTTAATTATTTTAGTTTCTTTCTTTAGTTTAGAATCTTTCGTTACTTTAGTCTCTTCTATTACTTTTTCTTCTACTATTTTTATTTCTTTATTTTTATAAACCTTGTTATTATCATCTAATATTTTAACATTCATTTCAAAATAATAAGCACCTTGTAAAAAAGCATCTGCTAAATCATCTTTCTTCTTATGAGAATTAAATTTAGCAAGCCATTCAGGTAAATGTTTTGACATTTCTGTTGCATATTTAACTGCTAAACTTTTAGTCATTTTATATGCTTTAGATTCATCTGAAGATTTTAATTTAACTAATTGTTGAGTTTCTCCGTCAGTAGCTAATTTAATTTTATTTGAAGGACTCATAAATTTAACTCTAGTTATAGTAGATTTAGTAATTTCTCTATCTACCATACCTCTTATCATATAATAATCATATAAAATACCAGATATACTTTTCATTCTAGGATTTTTGAAAGATGGTTGATTTTCAATTACTACTACATTAGCTTTTAATAAATGCACTCTCTTTTCTAATTCCATAACTAGTTTTAATCTAGTATCATCAAAATCTAAATCTTTTACATTTTTATTCTTAACATTCTTTAATTTCATATCTGCTTCTAATGTACTATATATTTTCTTTGCATGAGGAGTACAATATGATTTTACTTCCAAATCTGATTGTGTTTTTTCAAGCATACAATTTTTATTACATTTTTCATTATCTGATGTAATAAAATCACAAGCACCTATTTTTTTAGTTTCTAAAGTTTTAAAGAAATCTTCAAATGGAATTGGTTTTGAAACAATATTTTTAGAATGAATTTTACAATAATATTTATCTCCTCCATATGTTTGTAGTTGTTTAGCTGGTTTTTTGCATAAAGAACATTTATGATCTTCCCGATCAGTTAAATCAATAATAGCCCAATCCATTATGTCCCACTTGTATATTTTTTTATTATCTTCAATATATTCTTTTTTAGTTAAAAAACAATACGCTAAATGAATGATACCAACATCAAAAGATAAAATCTTTTCCATTCAATATATATATGTATATATATTTTTTATCGTTTTAAACCAAAAATTATTAAAAAATCAAGATAAATATTATTTTAAAATTATATATATCTATATATAATGAATAAAACATCTTCGAATAATTATACAAAAAAAATATCTTTAGTACTTGATGAAACAAATTCTAAACTTAAAGTACAAATATGTAATCAAACAACATTATTTGGAAATGAATATTATCTACCTTCTGATAATCTATTTTCTATGTTGTTTAACAATACACCACTCATGATACACGCAGGTATATTAGTACTTTTAATTTTATTATTTATGATTTTTAAATCTACATGGATTTTAATTTTCATTTTCTATAATATTGTAATTATTATAATGAATATATATTATACACAAATTTTAGTACCCAAATTATGGATAGCACCATGTATTGATTCTAATAATAAAATAACTAATTCAACTTAAAAAATTGTATAATTAATATATTTAAATAAATATTTATTATATTAATAATGTCTTTCAATAATCTCGAATTAATAATTGGTCCAATGTTTTCAGGTAAATCATCGGAACTAATTAGAAAAATAAGATTAGCAAAAACTATTAATAAAACAGTTTTAGTTATAAAACCATTTATTGATATTAGATATGATAATGCTAAAATAGTTTCACATGCTTTTGAATCTGAAATTTGCGAAACCGTAGAAAAATTAGAAACATTAGATGATAAAATAAATAATTATAATTTAATTGTAATAGATGAAGGTCAATTTTTTCCAGATTTAAAAAAATATGTTTTAAAATGGGTAGAAATAAATATGAAAGATGTAATTGTTGGTGGATTAGATGGTGATTTTAAAAGAGAACCTATAGGTCAAATATTAGATTTGATTCCTTATGCAAATAAATGTTGTAAACTAAATTCATTATGCAAAATGTGTAATGATGGAACTGAAGCGAATTTTACACATCGAATTTCTTCAAATAATAAAGAACAAGTATTAGTAGGTGGTATTGAATTATATATGCCTTTATGTCGAAAACATTATTTAAAATTTAATCAATAAAAATTGAATCAATAATAGATTAAATTAATTATTTTATTCCATATGCTTGAATATTTTCTGTTATCAAGATTAAGTACTAATAATATGGTTATTGATTCATTAATTGTATTACTATTAATACCAACAATAACATATTTAATCACTTTTATAAAACAAGATGGTACATTTATTATTAAAAATTATATTAATAATAAATATAATAAAATAATATTTACTGGTTGGGATAATTTTATAAATGGACTTTATTCTTTTGATTATCCTCATCCAATGATTGCAATTTGTCATTATATTATTAAAAATAATTTATCTAATAACATTAGACAATTTAATCACGAAAGAAATAAAATGTTTGATATATATGATTTAAACGGATCTAAAATAAATAAAGATGATAATATACAATATATAATAGATTCTGCAATAAATATTAAATTAGGTGATGATATTTATGTTGATTTTTCAGTTCAAAAAATTAATAATGAAATTCAAAAAGATAAAAATATTAGTACAAATTGGAAAGTAACATTATTAGTAAAATCACAAACAAAGAAAATATATGAAATAAAGAACTTTATTCAAAAATTAACAAAAGAATATAATGAATATGAAAAACAAAAAAATGAAAATAAAATTTTTCATTTTATTTATCAAGGTATTGATAATGAAAATAACGATAGAATAAAATTTACTAAATCAATTTTATCTGATTTTGAAAATGAATCTGAAAGAAATTTTGAAACTTTTGATACTATTTTTAGCGAACATAAAGATACAATAATTAAAACAATTAATCGATTGAAAGATTATGAATATTTTAAAAAAACTGGATCTAAAAGAAAAGCTGGTTTTCTTTTTTATGGACCACCTGGATGTGGAAAAACATGTCATGTTAATGCAATTGCAAATTATGATAAAAGACATATTATTGAAATACCAATGTCAAGAGTTAAAACAAATAAAGAATTAGAGAATATCATTAATTTGACACAAATTAACGATATTAATTTTAAAAAAGAAGACATAATTCTATTTTTTGATGAAATAGATCAAGCTGGAAAAGTTTTATCTAAAAGAGAAGGTGAATGTGAAGAGATTCAAAAGAACGAGGAGGTTAAAGATTTAATGATTTTGTCTTTATTAAATAAAAATTCAAATAATGATTTAACATCCACTTACAATATAAATAGAGATGATAATTTAAATTTAGGATGTATTTTATCTAGATTAGATGGTATTGGAAATTACAATGGATTAATCTTAATTGCATCAACTAATTGTAAAGATAATTTATCACCTGCATTATATAGAAGTGGTAGATTATCTCCAATGCTTTTTGATTTTTGTCGTAGAGAAGATATTATAAATATGATTGAATTTAATTATAATATTAAATTAAGTAATCAAAATATTTCAAAATTACCTGATAGAACTCATTCTATATCACCGGCTACATTAAGAAAATATATTGATGAAGAATCAGATTATCAAAAATTAATTAATTTTCTAAATCAAAAAATTAAATAATCTATTTAGTTTCCTTTATTATTTTACGACGTCCTGTAATAACTCTAACTAACTTCTTTCGTTTTATTCTTTGATCTATATTTTTATTAACATCTTTCATACTTTCTTTTCCTTTATATGCTATAATATCTATTGGATTTTGTAAAAAATCTAACATTATAATACTAAAGAAAAAATTTGATAGTAATTAATTTAAAGACATACTTCTTTAAATTAATAACAATGAGCGAAACCAAGACAGACGCTAAAGTAATTAAAAAAAATAAAATTATAAAGAAAAAGCAAATTATAGATGATATAAAGGAAGATTTAATTAAAGATACTAATGAATTAATCGACATTAAAAAATTAGAAATAAATAATTTACCCGATGGTGTTAAAGTTGCAACCATGTGTTGTTCTTGTTTTCTTGGTACTAAATTAGATTTAGACAATATTGAAAAATATATGTTATTAAATAATAATGATGTTTTAATGGTAAAAAGAAATAAGGATAGTATAAGAACTTTAATTGAATTAAAGAAACAAAGTAAAAGGAATAATTTAACAGTAAAAAAGAAATTAAATACAGTTAATAATTTTTATAATTCGATAACATTAATTATTAGAGTAACCGATGGTCCATCAGAAAATTTAAATTTAGAACCAAAGATAAATGTTAAATTATTTAAGAATGGAAGTATGCAAATGTCTGGATGTAAAAATATTAATAATGTTAATATAGTATTAAAAAAAATTTTAACAAGATTGAAAGAAATTAAAGGTAAAATAGATAATGATAAAATTACTGAAATTAATTTTACAGAAGAAATTAATAAACTAGGAATATATAATTTTAAAATTGATATGATTTATTGTAATTATAAAATTAGTATTCAAATTGATAGAGAAAAATTACATGATTTACTTAAAAAGAAGAAAGTTAAATGTATATATGAACCATGTAGTAGAGCTTGTGTAATTATTAAATATACACCATCGGTAGATAATCTTGAAAATAAAGAAACAAGTATTTTTATTTTTAAGAAAGGAAATATTATTATAACTGGTGCTCGTTCGAGAGCACAAGTTATTGAAGCTTACAATTATATTAATAATATATTAATAACTCATTCAGATGAAATTACAAAGAAAAGTGAAGAAGAAGAAGAAGAATTAATTTTAAATTGTTACGACGATGTTTTAAAAGAGGTAGCTCAAGGATTAGTAACTATTTAAGTTGTTAAACTACGATTATCAAATTTATAATTTTTTTGATGCATTATATCATTAACGTAAGGATTTTCTTTAAGAGTATTAATATATATATTATTAGTATAATAATCACCATGAGTTAATTGTGGTTTTTTATTTTGAAATGTATGTTTATTATAGGGTTCGTCAGCTGAAGGCATAATATTATTATCTAATGCTCTAGAAGGAGCACTTACATAATAAACGCTATCTTTTCTACAATTTGCTCTAAGAGTATTTTTATTAAATTGAGGGCCTGCTAAATTATTACCACCATTTGCAGAGCGATTGAAAGTTGTAATTTCTCTAGTTTCTCTAATTGTCATATTATCAGGTGCAATATGAGAACTAGGTCTATCAACACCCCAAGATAAAGCTCCAGTATAATCTTTCAATAAAGTTGTTTGTTTAGTAGTAGTTCTTGCTTTATCATTAACATCTCTTGTATAACCAGAATAATTATCTGCACCATGTAATGGTCCTTCATATTCTGTATTTTCAGTAGTTTGACGAATAGTTTTCCTTGCTTCATCGGTTTGATCTCTAGTATAACCAGAATAATTATCTGCACCATATAAAGGTCCTTCGTATTGAGTATTTTCGGTAGTTTGACGAATAGTTGTTTTAGCAACATCTTTAACATCTCTAACATAACCTTCAAAACTTTCTACTCCTCTAGTCGCACCTTCGTATTTATTACTTTCAGTTGTTTCTTTAATTGTTTTTCTAGCTATATCAGTATTATCTTTAGTATAACCAGCTACTACAGTAGAAGTAACATTCATATTTGGTGTTACATATAAAGTTGTTTGTTTTATTGTTGGTTTAGCTTTATCAACATATTGAGAATTAGGTCCACGAGTCTCAGGATTTGATCCTAATATAATATCATGACTAGTTGTTTCTTTAATTGTTTGTCTGGCTTTATCAATAGGTTGATAATTTGGTCCAGGATTTTCTGGATTTGAACCTAAAATAATATCATGACTAGTCATTTCTTTTATTGTCTTTCTGGCTTTATCAGTTGGTTGCTGATTTGGTCCATTATACTCAGCTTTAGTATTTGTTACAATATTATGAGATGTCATTTCCTTTATTGTTTGCTTGGCTTTATCAGTCGGTTGATGATTTGGACCATTATATTCACCTTTAGTATTTGTTACAATATTATGAGAACTTGATTCTCTAATAGTTTTTCTTGCAATATCAATAGGTTGATAATTTGGACCAGTATATTCCCCTTTAGTATTAGTTACAATATTATGAGAGTTTGATTCTCTAATAGTTTTTCTCGCAATATCAATAGGTTGATAATTTGGACCAGTATATTCACCTTTAGTATTTGTTACAATATTATGAGAAGTTGTTTCTCTAACTGTTTGTTTAGCAATATCATTATATTGGACGTTAGTAGCACCACCACCTTGTGCTAAATATAAATTACCACTTTGAGATACATTAGCAGAAGATCTTTGATTTTCTCTATTAGTCCAACTTTCTGCATTAGTAAATACAGGTCTAATATTAACTGCATTAATTGCATGTGTTGGATCGTTATATAATTCTTGTCTTTTAGTTGGTTCAAAAGTTGTTTTTGTTACAGCAGGTCCATCGCCCATATTATTATTAGCAGCATGACCGGAGTAATATGTTACATTTTCTCCTCTTTGAGATGAAACATTTGTATATTTACCAGTTTTCTTTTGACCGGGAACATATGCTTTAGTAGGTACTAAATCACTAAATTCAGTTACTCTAAAATCAGGTAATTTATATTTAGTTAAATTATAATCAGGACCTCTTACGTCACCTTTCTTCATCGTTTCAAGAGGTTTATTATCATAAGTAACTTTTTGATTAATATCACTTCTTAATTGGTCTATTGATGGTGCATTAACACGATATACAGAATATCTTCCTTCTTGTACCTTATTGCCCAAACCAGGG